CACACCAAGTACATGCTCTAGAGGATACGATAATTTTTGAAGTTTCTACGCAACATTTTGATGCAGACACATATAGAATAGAACCATCATCCAAATGAGATATGCAATAGATATAGATAATACGCTTGTAAAAACCAACGGATCTGATTACAGTAACTCAGTTCCGATTCAAAGTATGATCGATCGTGTAAATAGATTATATGATGATGGAAACACAGTTTATCTTTTTACTGCGCGCGGATCTGCTTCTGGTAAAGATCATTCGCAACTTACACATGATCAGATGAAAAGATTCGGAGTAAAGTACGATAAGATAATATTTGGAAAACCAGATGTCGATCTTTTTATAGACGATAAGGCATTATCAGTAAAGGAATGGAATCGTAAAATGATTTTAAAAATATACAAAATTTATCCAGATGTGCCAGATGTAAAATACGGAACAAAGAATTCCGCGTGTTTCGACATCGCAGCACATTTTCATTATCAGCATTCGTTCAAGACATTTTCCAAAGATAATAAAGAAATAATAGTTCTTGGTTCTCAAGACGAAAATGGTCGAGGATATATTGACGTACCATCTGAGTGGAGAATACTTGTTCCGACTGGAATAATTCTCGACATTCCAGAACAGCATTGTGTAAAGATCTATCCTCGCTCTGGTCTTTCCACAAAGAAAGGATTGAATCTCATTAATTGTGTTGGTATAATCGACTCAGATTATGTCGAACAACTGATGATTCCAGTCTATAATAATTCTCAAGAACGTCTACGAATTTATTCTGGTGATCGCATAGCACAAGGTGAATTGGTTTACCAACCCCAGGCAGATCTTTCATACATAAATGAAAGACCATCTCGTAAAAGTGATCGTGATGGCGGGTTTGGATCTACAGGTGTATAATGAACAAAACAAAAATTGATGATGTGGTAGACTTCCTCAAGAAGTTTGCTGGTGATGACGGTATTCCAGTTATTAATGGAACCGATTGGGAAGAGATGAATAATCTCTTTAAGAAAGAAGAAATTAAAGAGGGAATGGCAGAATATGTTTTAAAGTATTCTGTTTTATTTCCTTTTAGACATATTCCAATCGAAGATGTAGAAAAGAAATTTAAAGAACTTCGTGCTGCTCCACATATGGAGTTCATTATGCGTGATGCTGGAACTGTTACTGAAAAATACACTGATTACAAATATCCATACTCAACACATGGTAAGTTTGTAATCTCTTATGGTCATTATTTTAATGACATCAGTAATTATTATCAGCAACGAAATCGCTATGACTGTGGTTCACATGGATTTGTTTCTCCAAATGAATACTGGTATTCTCCAGATCTGCTTAAGAAGATGAACTGGACTTTCTGGAGAATGGAAGACCGTGGAATCAATCATGGAAAGATTCGCGGATCCTTCAGACTTGGGGCATATGTTGCTACACAATTCAAACCACAGGTAGCAAAGACCATCTTTGATTTTGTACAATCAAAGGTTAAGACCAGAAAGTTTTCTATTCTTGACTTCAGCATGGGGTGGGGTGATCGTCTTGCTGGATTCTATGCGTCAAGAGCAACGCACTATCTTGGAACAGATCCAAATCCAAGTGTGTTCCGAGTATACAAGGACCAATGTATCGCGTATGAGAAGATAATCTCTGGCAGAGATCCAATTATTACAGACTTTCAAAAGGAAGTAAACGGTCACATCTATGATGCGTTTAGATGCATTGGAGCATCAGGCAAAGAAATAATTGTATACAATGCTCCTGCTGAAGATATACTGGATGTTATCAAAGCAAACAAATATGATTGTATCTTTACATCACCACCATACTTCTCAACAGAATTGTATGATGAGGGTGGAGATGACTGGAAGCAATCATGGTTCCGTTATTCGGAGTATGATAAGTGGTGGAATAAGTTTTACTCACCAGTTATGAAAGCATGTTTCGAATCATTGGAAGATCACGGATCGATGATGATCAATATCATGGATCCTCATGTGTATGGTAAACGATACAATACATGTGATCAGATGGTAGATTACATCAAGGGTCTTGGTGGAGTGTTCGACGGGCAGATTGGTATGAGAATCAAGCAACGACCAAAGAACATTGATTCTGCTGAACTTAAGAAATATCTTGTCACAACTTTTATTGAAAACATTTGGTGTTTTTCAAAGAATGGATTTGACTTATCTCCAGGATTTGCTACACTAGAGGGACTGTTCGGAGACTAATATGACCAAGGATGAACTTTTTAAATTACACGAAGAAATGTCTGCCGCTGCGCTTCTTCTCATGAAGAAAAAGAATGCAGATTATGCTGGTGGGGTGTCTGATCCCTTTGCTAATTTTCGACGCGCTGAAGCGTTAGGTGTTTGTTCTACTGAGCAAGCATTTCTTGTCAGGATGACTGATAAGATGTCTCGTCTTTCTTCCTTTGCAAAGAAAGGCACATTAGCAGTAGAAGATGAATCTGTACACGATACACTTCTTGATCTGATCAACTATTCGGTTCTTCTTTCCGCCTACATCAAGTCAAACGTAAAATGAATTTTTACACAAACGTTTTTTATAATTTTGATTCCATTCTTTATGCTGAGAAAGAGAATGGTGTAACAAAATACAGAAGTCAAAAATATGTTCCAAAGGTTTATCTCCCATCTAAAAAGAAAACTGATATTGTTTCGATTCATGGTGAATCTCTGGCAGAAATGACATTTGATTCATATCAATCCTACAAGGAATTCAATGACAAGTATTCTGATGTTCCTGGGTTTGAAATTCATGGTGACATCCAAACAGAATATCAATTTATTAATTCCAAGTATGGTACTGATGTACAATACGATTTTTCTAAAATCGATGTAATGTACATAGATATCGAAACGACCTCGGAAAATGGTTGGCCTTCGATTGAGGATCCCCGTGAAAAAATCAATGTGATTACTCTGCTGTCAACGAGAACAGGAAGAGCGACTTTCTGTCTTGGAAAAGTAAAGTTGGCAGATATGTCTCGTATATACGAATACGATGACGAAGAAGAAATGCTCACGGCATTTCTTGATTATTTTGCAGCAAATTATCCTGATGTTGTTTCGGGATGGAATATACGATTCTTCGATTTCCCATATCTCATCAGAAGAATCAAGCATTTGATGGGATTCAAAGCAGCAAAGAAACTTTCTCCATGGGGAATCGTCAAGGAGAAGTTTATTACTAGGAATGGAAACGAAGAACTGATGTATGACATAATCGGCATTTCTATGCTTGATTATTATGAAGTCTACAAGACATTCACATACACGAATCAGGAATCATATTCATTGAATCATATTTCTTATGTAGAACTGGGTGAGAAAAAACTTGGTTATGAAGAGTATGAAAGTTTGACTGAATTCTATCGCAAGGACTTTTCTAAGTTTGTTCAGTATAACATTCGAGATGTTGAACTTGTTCAGAAGTTGGAAGAGAAACTAAAATTAATTGAACTGGCAATTGCTCTGGCATATTCAGCAGGAGTAAATTATCAGGATGTCTTCTCCCAAGTTCGTACATGGGATGTAATCATTTACAACACACTTAGCAACAAAGGAATTGCAATTCCACCAAAGAAAAAGGGAAGAAAAGACGAGCAATATGCTGGTGGTTATGTAAAAGAACCACAAGTAGGTATGCACAAGTGGGTAGTATCCTTTGACTTGAATTCACTGTATCCGCATCTCATCATGCAGTACAATATCTCACCAGAAACAATCACAAAGGAAAGTGTTCGTGGTGTGGTATCACCCGAAGGCGTACTAAAAAGAGGTTCAGTGACAATGGGTGTTCTTGAAGATAACAAGAAGAGAAATGTATCAACTGCTGCTAATGGAACTACCTATAGAAAAGATGTGCGTGGATTCTTGCCAGAACTTATGGATCAAATGTATAAAGATCGTAAAATGTTCAAGAACAAAATGATTGATGCCAAAAAGAATCTGGAAGATATCAACGCAGAAATGAAGCGAAGGGGCTTGACAAAGTAAAGTTTAATGGTATACTATACCTATGGAAACGAGGAACGTGATTGACCACTACCATTATTGGAAGCATGAAGCGATCATCGCAGACCTTGATGCAAAGCGGAATAATTTTACCGTTGTTTGTAGCAATCTTTATAATGACTTCAATATTGCTACAGTTATTCGTAACGCGAATGCGTTTCTTTCTAAGCAAGTAATCCTTTATGGAGCAAAGCAGTATGATCGCCGTGGCACTGTAGGCACACATCATTACACACATTTCAAGCACGCCAAGACCTTTGTTGAACTGGAAGATCAGATCAAGATAATTCGTGGATCTTACGGAACAGTCAAAGTAATTGGCATAGATAATGTGCCAGGTGCTACGGCAATTGACGAGTTTGTATGGGACTCAAATACACATTATGTTCTAGCGTTTGGTCAGGAACAAGTTGGTCTACCCGCAGAAATCCTTGACATCTGCGACCAAGTATTGTACATTAAACAGTATGGAAGTGTCAGGAGTCTGAATGTAGGAACCGCGAGTGGTATCGCAATGTACGCACTCGCAAGTAATGTGTTTTAATATCCCGTGGTGAAACGGTATCACAGGAGACTTTGGTTCTCTTTTTCCTAGTTCGAATCTAGGCGGGGTAGTTCGGGATTGTGGCGGAACAGGCAGACGCAACAGACTTAAAATCTGTCGATCAATTGATCGTGTGGGTTCGATTCCCACCATTCCCATTACACCAATGTGGCGGAACTGGCAGACGCGGTGGATTCAAAATCCATTGCCTTATGGCATGTGGGTTCGATTCCCACCTTTGGTATTATGAAACTAGAAGACACAATGAAGACACTAATCGCAACAGCATTTATCGCAACGGCAGCACACGCAAATCTCACACTCACATTTGAGGATCTGCCTGAGCCTACAGTACCTTCCTCAAACGTTGAGTTCGTGGTTGCAAGTCCTATCGGAGATTACCAAGGATTTCAGTTCTTGAGCAATCTCGTCGTTCCTGCATCGAATCCCGAATGGCAACCATTCTCAGGACGATGGGCATACTACGACATCAAGGATGTGGACTTCGGCGGCTACGACGATGGGCTCGTCGGTGACCGTGCGCTATTCACCCCCTATGGGTCGGACGCTGCCAATGGGTTTAGAATCAGTCGAGACGAACTTTGGAGGTTTGTCGGTGCGGACATCACCGCTGCATGGATTGACCTTGACTTGACTCTCACAGGATATCGGGATGGTTCGGTTGTATGGAGCCGCACTCTGTCGATCCCTTCTATGGTGAGAACAAGGCTAGAGTTCGATGAAGTAGCCATTGATACCTTGAAGATCTCAGGGTTTTCTCCTAACTCGCCCATCAACCATTTCATCCTCGACAATTTCTCTTACGAGATCGTTCCCACACCATCGGCACTTGCTCTGCTTGCGGTTGCTGGTGTGATCCGAAGGCGGCGACGATAATGTACGGAATCATTACTGAAACAAACCAATTTGTGTCAGATAACCTAGTAGACTCTTCGGGAGAACCCCGCAAGGGTCTTCTTGTTTTTAAGAAGAAATCAAATGCGGTAACGGAAGCAGAAAGTCTAAACGAAATTCGCAAGAGAATGAAAATATCTCACTGCTATTCTGTCCAAAAGGCAACACCCGAGGATGTTCCAGAGTGTGGTATTATTTTAGATGGGTCATGGAAACAAAACTTATAAATAAACCAGAGGGACAAACTTATGGAATGTATTACTAAATTATTAACGCTTCAGAATCAACTTCGTATTCATCATTGGCAAACCCCATCCTATGCCGAGCACAAGGCATTAGGTAAAGCCTACGAGGGATTAGACGATCTTATCGATACCTTTGTCGAAACATACATGGGAAAGTATGGAAAAGATACTGAGCAACACAGAGGCATTGAACTTAAGGGATACGAAACTGCACATCCAATGCCAGTTATAAAATATTTTGAAGATTATTTGACCAACGAACTTCCATCCGATTTGTCAGAAGAGGATACAGATCTTTTGAATATTCGAGATGAAATGCTAGGTTTACTCAATCAGACAAAGTATCTGTTGACACTTCATTGATTTGTGATATACTTTTATTATGGATTTGAAATCTCTTTCTAATGATGAATTGTTGAAACTTAAAAGACAAGCAGAACTTGATATTTCCAAATATCATAACTTTCAGTTGGTTCGTAAGATTCAATTGAACTCTGCTTACGGTGCAATAGGCAACCAATATTTCAGATATTATTCAACTGAACTCGCAGAGGCAATCACTCTGTCGGGTCAGTTGTCTATTCAATGGATTGGTCAGGAATTGAATAAGTATCTGAATAAAGTAGTAAAGACAGAAGATGTTGATTATGTAATTTCCTCAGATACAGATTCGGTCTATCTTCGATTGGATGTGTTGGTGGAGAAAGCATTCCCAAACAAGGGAATGGTTGATGGCAAACCTGTCCCTCCTCCCGATACCAAGAATGTAGTGAACTTTCTTGATAAGTCAGCAGAAGAATTGCTTCTTCCGTTCATCGACAAGAAGTTTAAGGAACTTGCCGATCTTACAAATGCCTATGAAAATAAAATGCAGATGGGTCGAGAGGTTATTGCTGACAAGGGAATTTGGACTGCGAAGAAAAGATACATGTTGAATGTGTGGGATTCTGAAGGTGTACGATATGCAGAACCCAAACTCAAGATCATGGGCATTGAAACAACTCGCTCATCGACTCCCGAATTTGTTCGCAAGCATTTGAAGACTGCGATCAATATTACAATGAATGGGACCGAAAGCGATATGGTTGACTTTGTTGAGAAATGTCGTCAGGAATTTTATTCCTTGCCCCCAGAGGATATTGCATTTCCCCGAAGCGTCAATGGCATGGACAAATATGCGGATCGGGAATCGATTTATAAAAAATCAACACCAATCGCTGTCAAAGGTGCTTTGATCTATAATCATTATCTCAATCAATTTAAGATCAGCAAGAAATATCGCAATATCCGAGAAGGTGACAAAATTAAATTTCTTATGCTCAAGAAACCAAATCCTCTTGGTGGATCAATAGGAGAAGATCAAGTAATTTCATTTCCTAATGTTCTTCCAAAGGAATTTAAACTTGAAGGATATATTGATTTTAAAACTCAGTTTGAGAAATCATTTATTGATCCATTGACTGCCATCCTAGATACTATTGGTTGGTCAACAGAGAAGAAAAATACACTAGAAAATTTATTCGGTTGAAAGGAATATTATGAGTGACTTTTTATCATCGATGGTTAAATCATCAGGAAACAAATATGCATCATTGGTTAGTGACGGTCTTGAAGGATCAGATGTCAGTGGATTTGTAGACACTGGAACTTATCTTCTCAACGGATTGCTGAGTGGAAGTATCTATTCTGGAATGCCTGGTAACAAAATCCTTGCACTTGCTGGGGAATCTTCTACAGGTAAAACTTACTTTACTCTATCTATTGTATCCAAGTTTCTAAGAGACAATCCAGAAGCAGTTGTTCTGTACTTTGATTCAGAGCAAGCAGTCACTTCTGAGATGTTCAAGAATCGTGGCATCGATCCAAAGCGAATTGCAGTATTTCCTGTATCGACTGTAGAAGAGTTTCGTCATCAGGCAATCACGATTGTTGATAAGTATCTTGAACTTCCAAAGGATGATCGTAAACCAACTATGATTGTTCTTGATTCTCTTGGTATGTTGTCAACATCCAAAGAGATGAACGATACTGCCGAAGGCAAGGAAACGCGAGATATGACTCGCGCACAAATTGTGAAGTCAACTTTCCGTGTACTTACAGTCAAACTTGGCATCGCAAAGATTCCAATGATCATGACGAATCATACTTATCAAGTCGTTGGTGCTTATGTCCCAATGTCTGAGATGGGTGGTGGTACAGGTCTTAAGTATGCAGCATCAACTATTGTTTATCTTTCGAAGAAGAAAGATAAGAATTCCGATGGTGAAGTTGTTGGTAACATTGTTCATTGTAAACTTTACAAGGGTAGGTTTACCAAGGAAAATAAACAAATCGATGTTCGTCTAAATTATGACACTGGTCTTGATCCATATTATGGTCTTGTAGAAATTGCTGTAAATGCTGGTATATTTAAGAAAAATTCAACACGAATTGAATTGCCAGATGGAAGTAAAGTATTTGAAAAGACCATCTATGATAATCCTGAAAAGTATTTTACCAAGGATGTTCTTGATCTGATCGACAAGGCAGTGTATACTGAGTTTAGTTACGGCGCAGACTCTGTAACTAACGAGGATGAAAATGACTGATGTTGAAAAACTAATTCTTCACAATCTACTTAAAAACGAAACGTATTCTAGAAAAGTCACTCCCTTTATCAAAAGGGAGTATTTTCATGATCGTAGTGTTCGTTTTGTATATGAAACTATTAATGACTTTATAATCAAATACAACAATCTTCCCACAAAGGAAGCGTTGTATATTCTTCTGGATAAAAACAAAAGCATAACTCAAGAGGAGATGAAGCGTGTCGTTGGTATCGTTGAGCAAATCTCGAACAATCAAGAATTATGTGATGCGGAATGGTTGCTCAACGAGACAGAAAATTTCTGTAAAGACAAAGCGGTTTACAATGCCATTATGGAGTCGATTCAGATTATCGATGGCAAGACCCAGCAGTCTCAAGGATCTATTCCAGATATTTTGTCAAAGGCACTAGCAGTCTCCTTCGACGTTCATATCGGTCATGACTATATCGAAGACTACAATGAGCGATATGATTTCTATCATGCAAAGGAAAAGCGAATCGCATTTGATCTTGACTTCTTCAATCAAATCACGAATGGTGGAACACCAACAAAAACATTGAACATTGTCATGGCAGGGACTGGAGTTGGTAAATCTTTGTTCCTATGTCACCATGCAGCAAATTGTTTGAAGCAAAATCAAAATGTTCTTTACATAACATGTGAAATGGCAGAGGAAAGAATTGCTGAGAGAATAGATGCAAATCTATTGGATGTGAGTCTAGATAATCTTCGTGAACTTCCTAAGAGTGTATATGAAAGCAAGATGAAGACTCTAGGTTCGGGTGTTCGTGGTAAGTTAATTATCAAGGAATATCCAACAGCAACTGCAAATGTCAATCATTTTAGATTTCTTCTTGATGAATTGAATCTCAAGAGAAAATTCAAACCAGATGTGATCTTTGTGGATTATTTGAACATTTGTGCTTCTGCTAGACTTAAGAGTGGCAATAATGTAAATTCATACACATATGTAAAGTCCATAGCAGAAGAACTAAGAGGTCTTGCAGTCGAGTATGGTGTTCCTTTGTTCAGTGCAACACAGACTACACGATCTGGATATTCCAGCACCGATGTTGGTCTTGAAGATACATCTGAGTCATTCGGTCTTCCTGCAACTGCTGACTTTATGATTGCTTTGATTTCTACTGAAGAACTAGCAGAAGCAAATCAAATCATGGTAAAGCAATTGAAGAATCGCTATAATGACACTGCAACAAATCGTAAATTTATTCTAGGAATCAATCGTTCCAAGATGAAAGTTTTCGATATCAAGAAAGAAGATGCATCTATTATTCCTGCTTCAAACAAGCAGATTCAGATGACTGCTTCTAGCAAATCATTCACAAAGGAAAATGATATAGATACCTGGAAATTCTAATGTCGCTTTATATCGATAAGAAATATGTAAATCTAGTATCTACTTCCCTTGAGAAGTTTAAATGGAAGAAGGTAAATCTTGCTAACTGCCGTTGTCCGTTGTGTGGGGATTCCGAAACAAATAAAAACAAAGCGAGAGGTTATTTTTTCAGCAATAATGATAACTATTTTTATAAGTGTCATAATTGTGGGATTTCATATAACATTTATAAGTTTCTTGAAATAATTTCTCCTTCCTTGTTCAAGCAATATTGTTTGGAAACATTTACAGACAAGGATATCAAATTTGTAAATGAAGAAGAACCAATTGCACATAGCAAACCAAGACCAGATACACTCATATCTTCATATAAAATAATAGATTCTTTATCGAATGATCATAAGGCAATTCAATTTCTAGAATCTAGAAAGATACCAAAGAATCAGTGGGGTAAATTTGCATATACAGAACATTTTAGTAAATTTGCCAAAGAGATAAGTGCTGATTATGATCTAATTGATGATGAAAGAATGTTGATACTCATACACGATGAGCACAATAAACTCATTGGTGTTCAAGGTAGATCATTTGGAAATGTAAAACCAAAGTACATCACCCTCAAGACTGATGAAAAGATTAAGTTGGTTTATGGATTGAATCGAATCGATAAAAGCAAACCAATTTTTGTTGTAGAAGGGCCTATAGATAGCATGTTCTTGAACAATTCAATTGCTTGTCTTGGGATAGGAAACTTCATAGAAGTCAGAAAAATGTTTCCAAATGAAGATCTAATTTTTATAGTAGATAATGAACCTAGAAGTAGAACAGTTGCATTGACCATGAAAACACTAATTGAGAATAATGAAAAAATTTGTATTTTTCCAAGCAGTGTAAAAGAAAAAGATATAAATGATATGGTGTTGCAAGGAATTGATGTACATGGTATGATTAGTGAAAGCGTGTATCGGGGACCATCTGCTATGATGGCATATAATGCTTGGAGGAAATGCACATGAACATATCTAAAGATGACTTTTTGTTACTTACTGGACTTGCAGAATTTCATTTTAAATTCAGTGAGTATGTCCGCGAGAATAATGAAGAAATGTTTTTTCGCGCAATCGATTATGCACAAACATTTACAAATGTGCAAGGAATAAAATTCGATTACTGGCACGAAGATAATAAGAGATTCCTTCAAGAACTTTACGATATCATTCGTAAGCGTCAAACTAATTTTGATAAACTCGCAAGTAAACTTGGCAAGGAAGAAGCAACAAAGGTTTGGATATCTAAAAAGAAAACAACCAATGAAGATCCTCTTGGCATGAAGAATTATTTTTCTAATTTTGTAAGACATGCTAGGGAATTGGATTATGATGCTTTTGATATGCAAGATTGGATCAACTTTGTAAAAATAGCAAAGAATATAAAAAATGATCCAAAGTTCATAGAGTTTAGCATCGGTCAGATCAAAAGAGTATTGGGTGAAGATTCTGAACTAATTAAGGAATTTGATGATGAAACAAAAAATTAATGTACTTGATGCTGGATTTGTTGAACTCGTAGAGTGCATGGGTTCGGATCTGACTGTGGTCAATGCTGCAAGAGTTTCTTTCAACAAAGAAGCAACTTGGCAAACTGATCAAAAAGGAAACAAGATTCTTTCTGATAAGGATTTCAAACTCATTCGTTATCTTGCTGATCATGAGCATTGGACTCCCTTTGCTCATCCACAAATTACATTGAGAATCAAAGCACCCATTTCTATTCGTACACAACTTTTCAAACATAAAGTTGGATTTGTCGAGAATGAAATTTCTCGTCGTTATGTTTCTTATGAACCAGATCTTTATTTCCCGTACTTTCGCGGCAAACCTACAACTGGTGCAAAGCAAGGTTCTGAAGACTTCATTACGGATATCAGACTGAAAGAAGAGATTGATCGGAAGTATCGTGAAGCAGCAGAAAAGTGTGTTGAAATTTATGATGAACTATTGGCATCAGGAGTAGCACCAGAACAAGCACGATTTGTTCTACCACAAGGTGTATATACAGAGTGGTGGTGGACTGGTTCATTGTCTGCATATGCGCGAGTATATACACAAAGAATTAACCCACACGCGCAGTGGGAAGTGCGTGAATATGCCAAAGCAATTGGTGAGATCATTGAACCTCTTTTCCCAGAATCTTGGTTAGCACTCACTCGTAATACGAATACATAAGAATGCCCTTTTGGGAACAGGAGTTACTATGAAAGAATTACCATCGGATTATCAAAAATTTATTCACACATCACGATACGCTCGTTGGATTGAAAAAGAAAAACGACGAGAGACATGGGGTGAGACAGTAAAGCGTTATTTTGATTTCTTTGAGACACACCTCAAGGAACACAACAATTATACGATTCCACAAGAACTAAGAGCAGAACTTGAGAATGCTGTTCTCAATCTTGAAATCATGCCAAGCATGAGAGCATTGATGACTGCTGGAGAGGCACTTCGTCGTGACAACACAGCAGGATATAATTGCTCGTATGTAGCAATCAATCGTGTTCGTGCTTTCGATGAAATACTATATATTTTGATGTGTGGTACAGGTGTTGGTTTCTCGGTGGAGAGACAATATGTTGAAAAACTTCCTACAATTGCTGAAAACTTCTCTGCTAGTGATACCACTATCATTGTGGAAGATAGCAAGGCTGGTTGGGCTAAGGCTTACAAAGAACTTGTCTCCTTACTCATTGGAGGTCAAATACCAAAATGGGATATATCAAAAATTCGTCCTGCTGGGGCTCGTCTCAAAACTTTCGGTGGCAGAGCAAGCGGACCAAGACCTCTGGAAGACCTGTTTAAGTTCACCGTTGATACTTTTAAGAGAGCATCGGGGAGAAAACTCACAAGTATCGAATGCCATGATATCGTCTGTAAAATTGCAGAAATTGTGGTGGTGGGAGGAGTCCGTAGATCTGCTCTTATTAGCCTATCCAATCTTACAGACGAAAGAATGCGAGATGCCAAATCTGGTGCATGGTGGAATGAAAATCCGCAAAGAGCACTCGCAAACAATTCCGTTGCGTACAAGGAAAAACCAGAAATAGGAGTGTTCATGGATGAGTGGGTTTCGCTATATAAATCAAAAAGTGGAGAACGTGGTATTTTTAATCGCGATGCTTGTAGGAAGACTGTCGCTAAACTTGGAGATCGCCGTGACTCGTCTTATGAGTTTGGTACAAATCCTTGCTCTGAGATTATTCTACGCGACCGTGAATTTTGCAACCTTACTGAAGTTGTAGTTCGTCCAGGTGATGGTCTAGCATCTCTTCGTCGTAAGGTTCGTCTTGCTGCTATTCTTGGAACTTGGCAAGCATCACTAACTCACTTCCCATATCTTTCTTCTGAATGGAAGAAGAACTGTGAAGAGGAAGCATTGCTAGGACTCTCACTCACTGGTATTCTAGACAACCAAATGATGCGTTCGGTTGGCGATCTTCCAAACACCTTGGAGGTTCTGAAGCAAGAAGCAATTACAACCAATGAAGTTTGGGCAAAAACTATTGGTATTAATCCAGCAGCAGCAATCACTTGCATCAAACCATCGGGTACAGTCTCACAACTAACTGATGCAGCATCTGGTATTCATGCTCGTCACAATAATTATTACATCCGCACGGTTCGTGCTGATCGTAAGGATCCTCTGTGCCAAATGATGATTGATATGGGATTCCCTGCGGAACCTTGTGTAATGAAACCAGACCACACAATGGTCTTCTCATTCCCAATGAAAGCAGAGGGATCAATTACTCGTAACGACATGACTGCAATTGAGCATCTAGAGTTATGGTTAACATATCAGAGACACTGGTGTGAACACAAACCATCAATCACTGTCACCGTCAAGGAACACGAATGGATGGAGGTCGGAGCATTTGTTTACAAGCACTTTGATGAAATCAGTGGCATCTCATTCCTTCCCCACAGCGATCACTCATATCGTCAAGCACCTTACCAAGACTGCACTAAAGAAGAATATGAAGCAGCATATATACAGATGCCAAAGAATGTAGACTGGACTCTACTTTCTAAATATGAGAAAGAAGATAAGACTGTAGGAGCACAAACCTTTGCCTGTAGTGGCGATAAATGTGAACTTGTAGATCTTACTACATAATAAGTACCCCACTTGAGATAGCATCTCAGGTCCGACAACCCCCCTACCCCCCGTCTATGGGGGGTTGTTTCTTTTATAAATACTGGTAGGAGACATCATATGAAAAGTATTATAGCAACGGCAGCATCTTTTTTATTGATGGTTAGTTCAAGTTTTGGTCAGACTAATCCTGATGCAAAGATTAATCTGATTCTAGAATCACCAGAAACAACAGTTTCTGTTGGAGAAACATTTGAAGTTCCAATTTTAATGGCAGCAGCAACAGAACCACAAAGATATATTGTATCTGATATAATCTTTGGTTGGGATCAAACAAAACTTGAGTTTCTTGGTATAAGTCACGTTGGTTCGCATCCAAATATTTGGGTTCCCCCAAGTGGTATGCCATGCCCCGCTGGTTATCAAAATTGTGCTGGTATTGGTACTGACTACACACAGATCAATGAAGCAATTCCACCCGCAGATGGTAATGGACTCTACTACGGATATGGTGCTCTTGGATATGTGTTTATAGTGAATCAACAACCCATTCAAATTGTTCGTTTACAATTTAAAGTTTTAGAATCATTTGTTCAAACCGAAGTTAAGGTTCTTCCAGAATACAATACTGTTATCGAAAACAAAACAGTAATCTATGGAAGCAATATTCCAGGATTATCTGTTCTTGGTACAATAACCGATGCAGTCATCTTTGGAACTCCCGCACCCGCTGGAGATTTTAACGGAGATGGTGTAGTTGGATCTGAAGATATGGCAGCATTACTGGGAAATTGGGGAGCATTATCCTTCAAGAATAATCCATATGATTTAGATGGAGATGGTGTGGTGGGTGCTGGAGATCTAGCAATACTTGTGTCAAACTGGAGTTAAGAAAAACCCCCCGAAAGGGGGGTTTTTTATTTACCTTGTCTCATTTGTTTTCCAAAATTTCTAGCAAAGTTTCTTCTCCACGCCGCATCTTTTTGCATTTGTGCTTGGAATGATTTTCCAAATCTAGTTCTACGATTTGCATCACTTTGCATTTGTGTTTGGAATGCTTTAGCATCTTCACCACGCTTAATGGTTTCTTGTCCCGCTTGTAGTGCAAATTTTTCCCCTGCTGACAAATCAAGTGGTTGGTTTGCAACAATAACTGGTTTTGGTTTTGTTACCTCTGCCTTTGGAGTTGTTTGTGTTGCGAAGTTAGAAGATGCCATTGTCTCTGCTGTTGTTTTTGCGCCTAACTCTGTTGAGATCTTTCTAAGTTCTCTTTGTAGATTTGCTTTGACTGGCGATTCTTCTTGCTTTGGTGCTTTATCTTCTTCTTGCCATTTTTGCCAAACTCTTTCTGCTTCTCTTCTTCTCTGAGCACCAACAGCACCACCAGGACTTCTTGCGTCAGCTCCGTATGCTGCAAAGTCTGCACTAGTTTCTTTGCGAACGGGGACTATAGTATTAGAATATCCACCACCGCTTCTTCTTGGTCTTGTTTGTTTTGGTTGTTGTCTATTTCGGTTTGGGATTTCTAGATCACTAGCAGATACAGTTTTAGTTGCTCCAGATTCATTAGGCACATTGATTTGTGGAGAATCTGGTTTAATTAATTCATTATATGCATATACTCCACCTGCTACACCCGCTGCAACTCCAGCAGTTCTAACTACTGGTTTTACTCCAGGTATATTTTTAACAAAATCATATCCTTGTTTTATTCTTTGTCCTATACCTTCGTTCAGTCTTTGTTTATAAAATTCTACTTCTTCTCTCATTGGATTTTGACCTCTTAGTTTTCTTTTTTCTGCCCATTTTCTATCTAGTTCTGCTATTTTATCTTGAGCACGTTTGACATTATCTGATCGAATTTGATTGAATCCTTGTTCACCATATCTTGCAACTAATTTTTGTTTTGCTTCATCTGCCATTCTTTGTCTCATTTTTCTACCAAGGTCAAGTGACATTTGTGATTGAGCGGTTAAAGCATCACCTTTATCTCCCATAATGTCTTGCGGAGTAAGAAGAGATTGACTTGTTCTTGGACCACGAAGATCTTGTATTTCCATGCGTTCTGGTTCTCCTGGTTTTCTTCCAAGTTCACCTTGTCGCACTGTTATAAATCTACGATTTTGTACATATTCTCTTGCTTCGGGTGGCAGATTTTCCCATTTTCTCTCTTCGAATGGTTTTTTTAATTCTTCTTGACCAACAGCAACATCTCTTGCAAGAGAGGAGAATTGTTGTGCGCTTCTTTCTACTTCTCTTATTTTTTCTGCTTTTCTTTCTTCTTGCTTCTTTTTCTCTTGATCAAAAATATTAAGAATATCAAGACCTGCTCTGATCCCTTGTAGTGGCATAAAATTCTCCTAATGTATTTATAAACAACCCCCATTTCTGGGGGTTGGTATTATCAGTATCCTCTCATTGGAGGCATTGGGGGTCTTCCCATGCCACCCATAGGTGGTCTTCTTCTCTGGGGCATAGGAGGTCTTCCCATGCCACCCATTTGTGGTCCACCCATTTGTGGTCCACCCATTGGAGGTCTTCCCATACCACCCATAGGAGGCATACCACCACCCATTGGTCCACCCATTCCACCACCCATTGGTCCACCCATTCCACCACCCATTGGTCCACCCATTGGGGGCATACCACCACCCATCATATCCATATCCTCTTCGCCTTCCATTGGAGGCATACCACCACCCATTGGTCCACCCATTCCACCACCCATTGGTCCACCTTGTTGTTGACCTTGTTGTTGCATCATTGCACTTTGTGCAAGTGCTTGATTTCTTGCATCGTCTGCGGGATCAGAGAGATCACCAAACATTGTTGGTGTTGATTTTTTCTTTTGTTGGTTTGGATTAAATCTGAAGTTTTGACCCATTGCTGCTGGGGGTTCTTGTTGTTGTGGGGGCATTCCACCACCCATTCCACCACCCATTGGAGGCATTCCACCACCCATTCCACCGCCCATTGGAGGCATTTCTCCCATACCACCCATCATACCCATTTCGTCTTGACCCATTTCTCCACCCATTGGAGGCATTGGTGGTTGACCCATCATACCCATTTGGGATCTTCTTCTTTGTGGCATCTGTGGTCTTCTACCACCCATTTGTGGTCCACCCATGCCGCCCATGGGAGGCATACCGCCACCCATACCAAAGTTCTCATTCATTAATACTTTGGTAATTGAATCGTAAATTCTTTTATCTGAGTCTTTCATTGTTGTTTCCTTTTTAGTTTAAAAATCTTGTCTACCCATGCGATATCCGCCTGGTTTAATATCTGGACTGATCATTTGTGCTGTAGATCTGGGTCTTACGGGTCTTACTCTATCGATTCCTCGTCTTTTTAGTTCAAGGTTTCTTTGCTTTATTGCTTCAAGTCTTTGAATTTGTTTTTGTAATTCACTTTCTGCTTGTGGTACTACACTATCAACTTTTGCGGATGCGCCAGGTGCTGCAAACTGACCAACTTGTGGTTTTCTTATATCACTTGTACTAAATTCCAATGGAATATCATACTTATTTTCACCGTGTGCTTTTGCGCGATCTACTGCAAGATTTTCTGCATTTTTTAATCTTCTTAGTCTTTCGGTTTCTGATATGCCAAAATCAACATTAAATGGATCTTTTGTCTTGCTTGTATCTACATTTTTAGATCCGACTGCTGGACCCAGTGGTACTTTTGGTGTTTCAGCAGATGGCATTGCTCCTGCTGGTGCTTTTGGTTCATCTGGTACGTCCTCATACCTAGAAACCGTGACTAGTGGTTGACCACTAACATCAACACCGTAAAGATCACCGCCTGGTCCAGTTCGTGGAACACCAGCAATCATTCCAGCAACCTTTAAAGCACCAGTTTCTGGATCTCTCTCTGCTTTTTCTGCTGCTGCTTGGGTTTGTCTGAGTAGACTTTGTTGTTCTGGTGACAATTTATCAATATCAGCCATGCGATAAGTTGTAGAACCAACGTATTTTCTCTTTTGCTCATTTAGAAATACATTATTAGTTGCTTCTGAAAGCGATCTTAATAATTTATTGTTGTAGTAATTTGAATTGAATTTGTACATTGCTTCTCCAACTTTACTAAATATTTATATCAATGATTATTTCTGCCATAGATTATTCCTTAAACGGACCAGCGGTTTGTGTATTTGACACCAAAAAAGAGTTCAATTTTAAGAATTGTAACTTTTATTTTTTGACAGACACAAAGAAATACGCAAATACATTCATGAATAACATACACGGGGAGATGTTCTTGACGTATGACCAAGATTGTGAAAGATATGATTCCATATCAGATTGGGTTGTTCGTGTCACAATTGGATCAGAAAGAATAGGTTTAGAGGGATATGCGTACAATGCCACGGGTCGTGTCTTTCATATTGCAGAAAACACAGGAATATTAAAATATAAACTTTACCAGTTAGGCATACCTGTAGATATCATTGAACCAACAAAAGTTAAAAAACTGTTCACTACCAAAGGAAATGCTGATAAAGAGTTAATGTATAAAAGTTTTGTTCAGGAAACTGGATTCGAGTTGCAAGAAATAATCACACCAAACAAAACACTTCTCGGAAGTCCAGTCACTGACATCATAGATGCATATGCTATTTGCAAAGCACTTTATGAATCTTTACAACCCTGATCTTTTCTATACCCCTGTAGAACAATATAATGGGTGGGTACATCTTCTGGGTTTTTTTCTGCTCTTTTCGTTGCTGCATCAAATTCCTTTTTAGTCAAAAGGAGTTCATACCTATACCCAGCAGTATCGACATGAGTGCAGAAATAATATTCTTCTGCTTCTTTATTTGTTTTTCTTTTATGGTTTTTTGCCATTAGTATGATTCCCTACCAACATTCATTTTACTGAGAATGCTCATCGCTAATCTTCTGCGTCTGGGATTTGAATTCACTGGTTGCTTACCATATAGTGGTTCAAACCCTCCCATGTTAGCAGCGGTGTAATTTGCTTGTGCTGCTCTAGAAACAGCAACCTCTGATGAATCTGGTTTTCCAGATGGGTTAACACCTATTCCTGCAATTGCACCACCACCAGCTGCCATCTCTTCTTTGATTTCTTTTGCTGCCTTTTTGAATTTTTCTTTCTGTGCAACATTTGCAGCAGTGAATGATTGTGGTATAAATTTAACTTGACCATGACCTGGTAATTCAGAAACAAATCCTTCACCATTTGAATGACCACCTTCGGGAGTCATTGGTAGACTTTTATTTCTGTGTAGAATGTCTACGATGATGTTTCTTGCAGCATCAGCATGATCGTGTGCTTTGAGTAGATTATGAAGTGCTGCTGGGTCTTTATCTACGAATTCTAGATGTCCCATGATTCTTTGTTTATCTGCGCTGCTCTTTGCCTTATCTGCTTTGGATTTTAACCAATCCTTTAGAGAACCAATAGATCTTTCTGTCACTTCTCCTCTTTGAACTGCATTGGTGTATTGCTTGAAGATGAGATGTCTATGACCTGTTTTGTTTGTTGGATCGACGTGTTCTGCTATAGATTTTGCAATTTGTTTTACTTTTTTATCATTCAGAAGAGTATTTGCATTTGATATATGCGTATCCT